TAAAAGAGGTGCTCTTTTTATGATTGACCTTATGCTTAAAGTTCAGGAAATGGGAGGAACAGTAATTCACTGTAAAACAGACTCTATTAAAGTACTTGATCCAAGTGAAGAAGTTGCCAATTATATTATCAGTCGTGGTAAAGAATTTGGATACAACTTCGAGATTGAGCATATCTTCGATAGGATTTGCCTTGTGAATGATGCGGTTTATGTCTGCAAGTATACAAATGATCCTGAAAATGAAGATATGGCAGGAAAATGGGATGCAACAGGAAAACAGTATCAGGTTCCTTATGTGTTTAAAACTATTTTCTCTCATGAGCCAATCGTATTTGATGATCTTTGTGAAACAAAGTCAACATCATCAGCATTATATTTGGATTTTAACGAAGGACTTCCTGAAGGTGAGCATAATTATCAGTTTATTGGCAAAACAGGAAGATTCACACCTGTTATTGATGGTTGTGGTGGTGGAGAATTATATCGAGATGCAGGCAATGATAAGTATGCAAGAGTCGAAGGTACATCAAGACCTAAAGAGAAAGGTAAGAAGGTAAGTGGCTATAGGTGGTATGAATCTGTGACTATAAAGGATAATGAAGAACTGAAGAGTAAGATTGATTATATTTACTATAACAATCTTGTGGATAAGGCTATTGACAACATGTCTAATTTTGGAGATGTTGAATTATTCACTTCTGATGAGCCTATGCCTACTGAAGAACCTGTACCTGATTTTATGCAGATCCCTGATACTGATGATGAAGAGCTGCCATTTCTTTAAAGGAGGTGAATTATATTATGGCAGAAAATAGATAGCAACTATAAAACAAGATTTATTATAACATAAAACAAAAAGAAAATTTAAAAGAAAAGGAGAATTATATTATGGCAAGAATTGGTGAATTTGATCTTAAGGGTGCTAGAATTGTGAACAGAGATTTTGGTGGTGAAAAGTTTGGACCACAGTCAAGACAGTTTTCTGTAATTATTGAAGATCCTGAACTTCAGGACAGACTTGCTCGTGATGGAGTGAAACTTTGGTTTGCTCCAAGTGATAATGATGAACCTCCGAGAGCTTATCTCAGTGTACATGTGGATTTTAGATACAATGATGTTGACATTGCTGCAATTGCTCCTGATGGAAATGCTTTTGTGTACAATGAAAGAAATGTCAGCGAACTTGATAAATTATGGATTAAAGATTCTGAGATGCATATTGTCCTTAATTCTTATGAAAGACCGGGAAGAAGTGGTGTTACTGCATACTGCAAGACTCTTGTTGTTTGGCTTATGAGTAAAGAAGAGCAGGATGCTATCATGGCTGAAAGAGGAACACCTTCAAATCCTGTAAGAGATAGATTTAAGGACATCTTTAACAGATAAGGTGAAACAATGGAATTATATCCTCATCAAGTAAAAGCAATAGAGAAACTTAAAAATGGATCTATTCTTTGTGGTGGTGTTGGAACAGGAAAATCCAGAACTGCACTTGCATACTATTATATTTCTGTTTGTAATGGCACTATGGAAATAAATGGTGAAGGATCTTGGGGAGTACCGGTTACTCCTCGAGATCTTTTTATTATTACAACAGCAAAAAAGAGAGACTCACTTGAGTGGCTGAAAGAATGCACACCATTTGGACTTTGTGAAGATCCTGAAAAGTCAGTTGCAGGAATTAAAGTCACTATTGACTCATGGAACAATATTAAGAAATATAGAAAAATCTACAATTCCTTTTTTATTTTCGATGAACAGAGAGTTAGTGGAAAAGGTGCTTGGGTTAAAGCATTTCTTCAGATAGCAAGAAAGAATCAATGGATTCTTCTTTCTGCAACTCCCGGTGATACCTGGAGTGATTATATTCCTGTTTTTATTGCAAATGGGTTTTATAGGAACATGACTGACTTTTACAAAGAACATTGTGTCTTTAGTCCATATACAAATTATCCCAAAATTGAAAGATACATAAATGAAGGAGAGCTTAAAAGACATGCTTCTGAAATACTTGTGAAAATGAAGTACAGAAAAGAAGCTGAACAGAATCATTATTATATTCAGTGTGACTATAACAAGCAACTTTATTTGACTGTATTTAGAGATAGATGGAACCCATATGAAAACTGTCCAATTGAAGAAACAGGGAAATTATGCTATTTGCTTAGAAAAGTGTGTAACTCAGACATAAGTAGAATTACAGCAGTTTCTAAAATCATAAATGAAAAGAAGAAAGCTATTATATTCTATAATTACACTTATGAAGTAGAAGCACTTAGAGAACTTTTTGAATCACTTAGAATTCCTTGTGCTGAATGGAATGGACAGAAACATGAAGAAGTTCCTATAGGTGAAACTTGGGGGTACTTTGTTCAGTACAATGCAGGAGCTGAAGGATGGAACTGTATAACAACAGATACACTTATATTCTTCTCACAACACTATAGTTATAGACTTACAGTACAAGCTGCCGGAAGAATAGACAGAATGAATACTCCATTTAAGGAATTATATTACTATCATTTGAAATCAGTTGCTCCAATAGATGTTGCTATTTCAAGAGCTCTGAAAAGTAAGAAAAACTTTAATGAAAGGAATTTCTTGGGAAAATAGCATTTTGTGGCCACATTTTGAGACTTTTTACAATGACTATAATAGAAAGGGTAAAAATTTCTATTTTTTAGCTTTTTATTATATTTTTGATGCTGTGGAGGTGACAATATGCTCGAAAGCAACTTTCAGAAAAATTTAAAAAAGGAGATCAAAGAAAGGTTTCCGGGTTGTATTGTCTATAAGACAGATCCACAGCAGATTCAGGGCAGCCCAGATTTACTAGTATTATATTCTAACAAATGGGCTGCTCTTGAAGTTAAAAAAGATAAAAATGAAAAACATAGGTCCAATCAGGATTACAGAGTGAAGCAGATGAATGAAATGTCATTTGCTTCTTTTATTTTCCCTGAAAATAAGGAGGAAGTTTTGGATGATATGGAAAGACTATTCAAAGCTTAAGGGAACTCATGCTTTTTGTGGTGCCAGCAAAAAGTCATGGAGAAGTTGGGATGTAGATAAACTAATTATATCTAAACAGAACAGTTATGCACAAACAATTGGAACTTTGCTACATGAATATGCTGCAGATAATATTGAGCATCACTTCAGAGTACATAAGACAGATAAAAGAGGTGTTTTAAGATACCTTACTGTTGAAAAAGAATTGCCATCTAATGTTGTTGACATAGATAGGCTTTTCCCAAATCTGATGAATTATATTAATGACTGCATTGGATTTCGAATGGATCCTGAAGTTGTACTTTATTACAGCAATGATTTTTATGGAACAGCTGATGCAATTTATTGGTCCGACAAAACAGGTGAACTTAAAATATCAGATTTGAAAACAGGTATTACTCCTGTTGACTTTGGGCAGCTTGAAACTTATGCTGCTTTTTTCTGTCTTGACTATAAAGTGAAACCTAATCAGATAAAGAAACTTGAATTCAGACTTTATCAGAATGGTGAAGTAATTTATGCTCAGCCGGATCCTGTAGAAGTATTAAGTCCTTTAATTGAGCAAATTATATTCTTTAACAAAGCACTTATGGAATTCGAAGGGAAAATGTAATGTTAGACTTTATTAATCAATTAAATGATGATGCATTACTGGATTATATTTATGATCCATTTGCTTATCTTGATGATGAACTAATGCATTATGGTGTTGGTCATGAAGATGATCCTCCCGGTAGAGGTTCAGGAAGATATGGATATGGAACAGGAGAAAATCCACTTCAGCATGAGGAATCTCTTAAAGCAAGAGTTGCTCAATTGAAAAAGCAAGGAGTCACAGGTGGAGGTGACATTGCAAGAGCTCTTGGATACAAGTCATCAGGTGAACTTAGAAAAGCTCTTTCTATTGAAGATGATAGAAGAAAAGAAGCTATGATGATAACTGTTCCTGAAATGGTTAAAAAAGGAATGACTGTAAAAGAGATCTCTGATAAGCTTGGAGTTTCTCAGACAACAGTCAGGAATTATATTTCAGGTAAAAAGAAGGTTCAGACTAATAGAACTAATGTAGTTGCTGATGCTCTTAAAGATGAACTTAAAACTAAACATTATATTGATGTTAGTGATGGTGTTGAGCATTCTATGAACTGTTCTAAAGAAAGACTTGGTACTGCACTTAAGCAACTTGAAGATGAGGGCTATCATATTCATACAGTGAAAGTTCCTCAGCTTGGAAATCCTGCTCATAAAACAACAATAAAGGTCCTTGGTGACAAAGATACTACTTGGGCTCAAGTTGCAAACAATTATTCACTTATTCAACCTTTTGACAGTAGGATTATTGGTGATGGTGAACAGAGACAAGGACTGAAAAAGCCAAAATCTATTGATTCATCCAGAGTTTATATTAATTACACTGATGATTCAGGTCATGGTGGAGCTGAGAAAGATGGTCTTATTGAGTTAAGAAGAGGTGTGGAAGACATTTCTCTTGGTAAATCATTATATTCTCAAGTTAGAATTGGTGTTGATGATACTCACTATATGAAAGGTATGGCTGTCTATTCTGACAACATTCCTGAAGGGTATGACATTATATATAACACTAATAAAAAATATGGCACTCCTCCTGAGGATGTATTTAAACCTATGCAGACCAGAAAGAATGCTGATGGCACTGAGACTATAAATTGGGATAATCCTTTTGGTGCTACCATCATGAGAAATGGTCAGAGGACTTATATTGATAAAGATGGTAATGAACAGTTGTCTGTTATCAATAAAGTCAATGATGAAGGTAAATGGGGTGAATGGAGCAAAACTGTATCAAGTCAGATACTTTCTAAACAGCCTACACCTCTTGTAAAGAAGCAGCTTGATGTAACATATGAAGATAAAGTTGATGAATACAATGAAATTATATCCTTAACAAATCCCACTGTTAAGAGAAAACTTCTTAAAGCATTTGCTGAAGACTGTGATGCTTCTGCTTGCCATTTGAAAGCAAAGGCATTTAACAGACAGGGTTCTTATGCAATTCTTCCTGTACCTTCTCTTAAAGGTGGAGAAGAATATTATAAAAAGAATGGAATTGATGGTGAAATTTATGCACCAAGATTTGAAAATGGTGAGAAACTTGCTTTGTTTAGACATCCTCATGCAAGTATATCTGAAATTCCAATTGTAAGAGTTAATAATAAGAATCCTGAAGCAAGAAAAATGATTGGAAATGCTCCTGATGCAGTTGGTATAAATGCTCATATAGCAGAAAAACTTTCAGGAGCTGATTTTGATGGTGATACTGTTGTTATAATTCCAATGAAATCTGCAAACATTAATTCTGCACCTACTCTTGAAGGACTTAAAAACTTTAATCCTAAAGATTATAAATTTAAGGATCCAAATGCTAAGGGTATTACTGCAGGTGGAAAGCAGATGCAGATGGGAATCACTACTAATCTTATTGCTGATATGTCTTTTAGAGATGGTGTAACACAGGATGAAATGGCAAGAGTCATTAAACATTCTATGGTTGTTATTGATAGCTATAAACATCATCTTGATTGGAAACAGTCAGAACTTGATAATGACATTCAGGGTTTGAAGGATAAGTATCAAGC